CTTTTTGGTGTTCTCTTTGAGACTTTTTATGTTAGCTTTAGTGGCTTTGCGGGAGGATAATGCTTTTTTACCTTTATTTTTAGCCGCCCCCAATAAACTACCCCCACGCCCGATGATAGCCTTTGCCGCCATTCCAAAACCAATTGCAAAATTAGGAACAAACCCTTCACTATGCATTCCAATTCCCTGCCTCTCTCTGCTTATTGCATCAGCCAATCCATTATTCCTTACGTCACTTAAGCCGTTAGGTTCGTCCATTGTATTTGTAACAGCAACAGGGTTTCCTGCGCCATCAAAGTGGGCGCGAATTTTAGACATAGGAACTCCTCGGTCTGTTTGGCTGTAGTTGGGTACAAATCCTCCAGCCCTTCCCTTGCCTCTTGGGATTGGTGTTCGACCATCACGAGTTGCTATCTTACCCTTATATTTACTTTTTAAAACTTGATTAATATACTTACTTTTGTTGTCAGATTTAGAACTTACTTTAAAGTCTCCTCTTTTGAATTGTCCCTTGGGAAGATCAAATATCATATCTAGATAATTTCCTTCATCTTGATCAAAGTTTATATCTAGTTTTGACCCTCCGTCAGACAAATTACCGACAGCTATATTCATTATTTTTTCAAAAGCCGCACCTCTTAAAGCACCAAAAGCTCCAGCCCCTCCCTCTTCAAGTTGGTTTACTATTTTTTTTGGACTTATACTTTTTTTAAGCTTAAGTTCAGGGTGTATAGTTTTTAAAATATTTTTTATTGTTTTAGAAAGTCCTGAACTCAAGCCCTCTTTAAGTTCTTCATCAAGATTTACTAAAGCGCTGAATTTCTTAGCGTCTGGATCGTCAGAATCTTTTATGTCTTTATTGATACCCGCAGAGGCTCCGTCGAAAAAATGTAGCTTGTGTTTGCCCTTCTTTCTTGGAACGTCAAGTCTTCTGTTCGCGCCATCCTCGTTATAACCCCCCAATTCAGGGGTTAGCATTATAAACCCTCCATCCCCCACTTTTGCATTGGCGAAAAAACCTAGTTTTTGTTTTCCTTCATTTTTTTTAGCTAATATAGCTATAGCTCTAGGGTCTTTTGAATTCTTTTTCACCCAATCCCTTAAAAGAACAGATCGATATTCATCACTTTGACCTTTAAAAAATTTACTCCTGTTAGCATTTTCTATGTCTGGTGGAAAAGAGGGTAATCTTTGTTTTTTGGCAAAATTTGGAACAAAACCTTTTGCGTAATGAGGTATGACCGCAGAATCACCATTTCGACCAAAATTTGGTATTTCGGTTTCTTGGTTATTCATTATGAATGATTTGCCACCAATGGTTCCCTGCCCCCTGTGCGCCCTAACAGAAGATGTAGCGCCCAACATTCTGGCGTTCGCCTCCTCTTGCATGTGACCTGCCGAAAAACCCTTTCCCTTAAATCCTTTAGATGAACTATGTCCAGTCACGCCCCTCTGCCTCGCAAGAGATGTAATATTTCGCATTAGCCTCTCTTGATCTCTTAGTAAGGCATTTTCTCTTTTTATAGCATCCAGAACAGCTTGTTCTTTTTGAGCTTGTGATAAAGATTGGTTAGCTAACTGTTTTCTTAGCTGAACGTCGTGTTGTAACAATCTAACTATACCAGCCTCAATTTGCTTATTCTTTTCTTGGGCTGAACCAATTGCCATAACAGATTTAAAACCATCCATGGCAAATTTAGCCACCAGCTTAGTGATCTTTAAAAACGCCACAGTCACCATAATCAACCCTGGACCTGATATAAAAGCGCTAATAGTGCTTAAAAGACCCTTGATGAAAGCATTACCTTTTTCTGGGTCAAGAGCGCCATCTAAAGAGTCTGAAAGCACTGTTGCTATCTTTACTAAATTACCAAGCAGTGGCGCGATTGTTATTCCTCCGATTTTTTCCGCTAAATTTGTTATACCAGCCACCAAACTATTTATTTGCGCCGCCAAACTAGTATTTAATAGCTCGTTCTTTTGAAAAGCCTCGTTAGTTGCGCTAGCGGCTTCTTTCGCGGCGCTGGCAAAAATAGAAGTCTCGCTTGATAAATCCTTCAATGTAGAACTAACAACGTTAATCTGGAACACGCCACCAGCAAGCTCTTTTATCTTACTTGCTACAGTTGGGTCTGATATATTTTCAAGAGCCGCTGATAAAGCTTTTAGTTTTTGAATACCTGTTTGGCTAGAGTCAATCTCAACACCAAGCTCTTTTAGTTCATCAATGGTTGTTCCACGCGATAGTCTTGTGAATATAGATTTGAATGCGTTACCGATCACAGCACCACCTCGCGCAGTTCTCTGCTCTACAGCGGTTATAAGACCTAGTAGCTGATCAAATGATACTCCAGCATCCTCTGCCGTAGATCCAGCGCGAGAAAAGCCGTCAGCCAAGTCTTGTGCAGATACAGCGAATGCCGTATCAACCGCTACAATTTTATTAACAATCTGCTCGGCACTTAATCCAGCAGAGGTGAAACCGTTCATTGCGGCAGTCAGAGACTTTACAGACTTCTCTGCGTCCATACCTGAAATACGAGTGAGTATTAATGCGGCTTTTAACCGTTTAGCGGTCTCTTCTGCACTTAAACCCTGACGAGCTAATTCCGCCGCACCTTCTGCAACGGTATTAAAAGACTGCCCAGTATCTTTGGCGACTTGGAAAATAGAATCTCTAAACTTGCTAAACTGAGCGTTTGTAGCTTGAAAGATAGAGTTTATCTCGATTAGCTTTTTCTCAACCTCAACCGTGGTGCTGATAAGCTTTTTGAATGATTGGTTGACAGCTTGCAGAACCGCTGTGGTAGCTCCGAAAGCAAACACACGCGCAGTTGAAGCATCAAGAGATTTTTGAAATTCTGATGCTTGACCTGTAATACGCCCCAACGCTTGCTGAACCTGACGAGTAGATCTATTCAGGCTAGTGGTGCTTATCGAAATGTTCGCAGGTATAGTGATTGGTGCCGCCATTACAAAATATTACACCAAATCAGTTTATGAGGTCTTCCGCAGTGAGCTTTCCTTTGTTTTTTAAAGTTTGCTTTATGTCATCTATACCATGACTAGTCTTAGTTTCCTTGTTTTTATTATCTGGGTTATAATCAAATATTTTAACAGGATCATTCCTTATTTCATCTGGCATCTCCACGTTTTTAAGCTTGTTTAACAAAACAGATGCATAAGAGAACAGATACCTCTGGAATATTGTGATATTGAAAAAATCAACACCAAAAATAGTCATCGGGTTTCTATACTGAATCGAATAAACATCAAAGAACTCTGATTGGAATACTGCGGCGAGCAAAGACCTCTTTTCAGACAGTTCTAATATCTTTTTTTGTATATTTACGACAAATGAAACATCTTCACCAATGGTTATATTCTTTTTGAATTTAGCATCAGAAAAGACATGGTCTTCTACCATTTTAAACATTCGCTGTTGGCTAGCCCACGATTCCGCGCTTTGACCAATCAACGCATGACGTTTATCTTGCAACTCGCTAAGTTCCTCTTCTTGTTTTTTGATGCCAGAAGAAAACACATTCCTCTGGTGGTCGTCTGTTATTTTTAAGGAGGCTGTCGTGGATTTATCAATCATCCATTTCAAACTCTTTATTTTCTCCTCCTTCTCTAACGACCACTTACCTCTTTTGATATAATTGTTGAGAAGTTTCTCCTCAGAAGAAATACCTCTCTTAATGGCGCGGTTATATATTATTTCATACTGTTCCTCGCTCTGCAAGGACTCCATATTATTGGGATGTTTGAAATAGAAAACTTCGCCGTTAACATCAATGATGCTATACCCTCTGGAAACTTCAAGTAAGACTTGAGCCGCATTTATTTTGCTTTTGCTCATTCATCCTTTTCGGTTTCTTCGCTATCGTCTTCTTTTTCAATATCAATAGCGTCGTCAATAGTTTTTAATATCTCGTCAATTTCTTTCTGGTTTTTCCCAAGACCCCTGTACCACACGTTAATTACTTTAACTAGCTTATCAAAAGATTCTTCAAAAATATCCTTGTTCTTAAGTGTGTCCTCATCAATGTCTTCAGCATCTTCTGAAATATACAAGTAAAATTCACGCTTCTCATCATAACCTTCTCCCTCAAAAATGGGGAAAAACTTTTTCTCACCTTTGATGGTTTCCTCGAAAAATGAAAAATTAAAGATGAAAAATTCATAAAGCTTATGTTCTGCTTTAACATCCGCCGTATGGTTAAATTGTTCGCTTATGGCTGTTTCATAGTCCATAATTTCCTTTTGGGTAATGGCGATTACAGACTTTGCTTCCTCCAATTTTTTCTGTTGTTCTTTGTCTAAGTCTTTGGCTGAATTATAAAATTCAACAATCCTGCTTGCATCCATATTCTCTTTTAGCAAACGTTGCAAGTCTTCAGAAAATTCCTTGGAAGCCACACCTCCGTTATCACCCATCTTCTTGTTCAGCATTGCGCGAGTCAGAAAACCAAGGTTAATGAACTCGTTAAATTTTTGACTGTAAAAGAACTCGGCATCTTCTATGTCCGCCTTGCTTGGTTTTTGGAAAACGATACGATAAGGTAAGTCTTTTTTAACCTTTTTTGTTGTATCTACAGTTTTACCTTTTACTTTTTTTACATGAGGTATTTCGACCTCAACTTCTCTTTTAATTTCAAACGAATAAAGTTCTTTCATATCTACATATTATATATTTTAAAAAGGAAAAAAACAAAAAAAATTAAGATTGAGCCAGCAATTCTCCACTTAATGAAATTGCCTCTCCAGAAAACGTTAAAAACGGAAGAGTGAATCTTTCGTGAGGTTGACCGTAAACAGTCGCGGTGGACGACATGTTTTCTTTTTCTAGTTTTATATATTCAACATTGTCGCCTAAATATAGGTTGTTTGCAATCAATTGACCGTTTTGAAAATAAGATAGTGTATTGCCCGTCTTTAAGTGAACCTGCAAGCTAAATGGTTTATTCGGCTGATACCCACCAAAAAAATTACCACTTTGATCAAACAGATATCCATCGTATCCAGAAAAACAAAACCCAGTGGTGACAAGACCTGTTGAACCCACGCCCGTTTCCGCTATCCCGCCGCAAACAGTAAAAACCTCCTCTGTGTTACTTGAGGAAAATGTTAGATCAATCTCAGATTGAGTATAGGATGATATCTTTTTGTAAACAATCATTGTAAAATAGGTTAAATCTTTGTTATCTCAGGTATGGCTCGTCCGTTATTTATAATAACCCATGTAGCATCGGCGGGGTGAACGCTGTCGGAATTTTCTACAGATTCCCACAAAACATTTCCGTTTGGTATCTCATCCTTGATGCCCCATTTGTTAGCCGTTCCACCTGCATCGCTAGCATCTTCATACAACGACCAGTCTTCAGAACCCGCTACTCCATATGATTCGAGCGCGAGGTATCCGTAGTTGTCAGAGGGGTCTGTTTTATTATACACTGCGGTAGTTAGAGAGGTCATAGTCAGATAAGGACCACCAGCCGCTATATCCGCGTCGGTAGTGAAAATTCCGCCTTTGATTAAGAATTTACTGCCATCTGCCCACGCTGTATATACATCGCTCTTATTTACACTAAATACATATTTAAAATCTAAAGTAGCATTATCATCTAAAGAATGCCCTTCTGATATAGAAATTAAAGAGCAGTCGTTTATATTGTATTGTCTTTGGTTGGATTGGGATTCATTAAGCGTTATACTCAACAATCCTTTATCGAGAACCAGTGAAGACAAATCAATTCCAGTTACTTTATTCTTAATCACAGAGAAACTCAAATCACCCTCCGCTGGCAACTCTGGGTATCGCATTTTTGGCGTAAGACTACCCATTCGGTTAATAGCGTTCCTACTAATATCAAAATTTAAGCTAAAGTTCTGTATACACAAACCAGAAGTAGACACACCTTCATCAAAATCCGTGGAAATAGAAATATCCTGCGGTTGATACACACTGTAAGAATCGCTACTTTGATAGTCGCCGCTTAATATGCCCGTATTATTGAAATCAAAGCCATCACACTCGTAAGCCACGCTTCCCTTGACCAACTCACCAACAGCACCTTCAATGCTGTAGGAGGTCATGTATGCGCCAGTAATGACAGTTTCCTGAACAGAGTCTTTAATGTTGTAATTGAAATCTTCAACAGAAAGAATCCCGCTTGTTTGAAAATCAAAAAATGGGTCGTTTTGATTAGTATCGCAAAGCATGAAGTCAATCGATAGATTTGTCGTTTGATTTGATTTTAAAATCCTATCAGTGACATTAATATCTCCAATTGATCGTATGGTTTCGAAATCCTTATCCGTCTCTATATTACAAGCCTGAACGCCCATCAACCTAGTATTGTTGATGAAAACCTGTTTGTCACTTGAATCTATACGAAACACTGGCATGTCTTATATTACACAAAAAAGCGACCCTGCCACAAGGCAGAGCCGCTATTGAGCAACTAATAGTAAATTAGCTTAGATTGGTTGAGCCGCTACCGCGTCACCGCTGGTTGGGACTGCTGAAGTGTAAGTTCCCGCACCACTCCAGAATAATCCATCTGTGGTTGTGCTAGCTCCACCAATTTGAGCAGAGAAAGTCAAGTCAACAGTTTCGTTGTCGTCTAGACCTTGGCTAAAGCTTTGGTTGTCGAGAACAGCATTCTTAAGGGTGAACTTGTGAACTCCATCGAGAGCGTCATTTTTAACATCAACACTGATGTCGGTGTTATTGTCTCCAGCAGTTCCTGTGAGAACATACTCAAGAGCGCCTTCTTTGAAGTTTTTGACAATAGCGTTAATGCTGACAGTAACATCGATTGGGAACTCAAGTGGTTTTGCAACCGCTCTTTCTTCGCCAAGACATTCAATATTACCACGACTTAATGGAACTTCAACAGAACAGCTTTGGATACACATGTCACTAAAGTTTGTTCCACCGAGATTTCCAGCGGTAATGTCGTCATTAGCAAAGCTAACAGTGATGTCGTCGGGACGAAGAACTAAAACGTTCATGTTTCCAGTGCTTGGTGCAGGAAGATTGAAAACACCTTCATCAGCACGAGCGCCCTCTTTATCAATTGATGGGTTCTTGAAGCCAGAGTGACCACCTGTGTAGAAAATCACATTTGAGGCTTCCCACTCAACATCTACCCTAGGGATTTCTCCAACAGCGAAGTTACTGCTGTAACTTGTTAAGACAGAGTTTCCGAAACCAATAACATCATGGTTTTCGCTTTGCGATTGATAAGCAGATGAGTTGAAAGCGTCTTCGCCTTCTTTAACAATAACGGTGTAAATGTTCTTCTCGCGACTAGCAACATCTTCAGTTAAAATACCACTGATCATTTGTGCATTGAAATCTTCTGAAGAAGTTAGTCCTATTGCAAGTTCATTTTCGCCGTTACCGAGGTAATAGCCAAATGACACTGTTGGGTTGATTTCCCTCATTGTTAAAGTGCCGATTCTAGCAAGTTGACCAAATTCGCGAATATCTTCGCGAGCGCCAGCTAAATCAACTTCAAAGGAGAAGGTATCAACACGATGTAGCTGATGCGGCTCGATCATGTTTTCGTCGGCATCTATATACCATCCAGTATCAGATACATAGACGGACTTGTTTTGTGAAATTACGCGAGTTCTTGATGACATAAGTAGATAAATGTTTTTAAAACTTACACCCAATTATACTCTTGGGAATCTATATGTAGACAAATCAAAGTCTATAAACGAAACACCAACATTCTTATTGAGCCTTTCTCTAACCGTTTCTGACACCGCAGTAGTGACAGACACTTTGTTTACGTGGGAAACAAGAGCATTCTCTCCCTGAGAAGATTTTAGTTCATCATACTGATAAGGGTAGTTCTTTAAACTAAATGACTGACCATATGGCAATTCACTATAAGGAATGTGAGTTATGTTATTTCTAACCATGTCCCTACATCTGGAAGCCACACCATCCATGATAAATTCATTCTTGGATAACAAAATAACTCGAATCCTACTTTTTGTGTCCTCTTCTCCTCCAAAAGCAAACTCCTCATTACTGGAATCCACCAATGTAATAATACAAGCGGGTAAAAAGTAAGACTTCTCATCAAGCTTGGAGCTTTGGTTATACATGTATTGAGAGCCTTGTCCCTCTTCCACAAAGTCGGAATGGATAAGAATAGATAAATCGTCGTCGTTGCTCGTATAAGTATTTATCTCTTTGACCGCAGAATCGGCTGTCACCGTTAAATTTTGTCCAGATGCAGATGGGAAAAGAATCCTACCATTATTGTAGTCTGTATGAACACCTCCATTTTCACTAGAGTCACCTGTTACAAATGATCCCCCAACAAAAAAACCAGAGTTGGGATTCGTTATTTCTTGCTCTGCAACAAGCTGTCTGAATTGCCCCTGATAACCCACAAAGCTATCTGGAATATCCTTAAAATCAACATACTTGAAAGTATTGGATATACCAGTTTGGTAAGCTTCTATATTTTGGCTGAGAAGTTGTTTCTCAAACCAAAGATAAAAACTCATTAATAGTTGATGATCGAATTGTGCTTTCAAGATTTTAGTAGGTCTTTTTTAAACTGCTGTATCAAATTAGTGATATACGGAGTTCTCTTGAAACTTACACCTGAAACCTTATTTTGAGACTGTAAACCAGTTCCAGATTTAGAATCAGGGAAACCTTTGGGGTTGAATAAATATGCCGCCGCATTACTTACCCCCTTTTCTACTCCCTCCGCCCAACTTAATCCAGAAGCCCAAGGCATGGGCGTATCTGCAAAAATCTCTTTAGCTTCTGGTATGAAAACCGTAATTAAAAAACTACCTCTACCACGAGGTTTGACTTTATGTCTTAATTTCTTGGATAAAATGCCCTCAATCACTGCTACAGGATCACTTCCGTTATCGAACCCCAAAAAAGAAAACAAGTTTCCATAACCACCAAGTGTTCCGCTTATATTTGATGCTGTCGAACCATCAGAAATCTCCTTCGAAACAGGATGTTCCATTAAATTCTTAACTAGGTCATCTTGTTTTGTTTTTATGTGATCTTGCGCGGACGATGACATAAGCCTAGCAACACTCGCTCCGTTACCACCAGAAGATAAACTATCTTTCAGTAATTTGGGATCAATATAAACTTTGACACTTTGTCGAGGCATTAGTTTTCGCGTTTTAGATACCACATATAAGCCTGTGGGCTAAACGGTCCAATTGCTTTTGGGTCGCTATCTACAACAAATAAATTGCCGTCAACCTCTATGCGCTCACATATTTTAATTTTTTCGTTTGCCTCTGCATTGACTTTTATTCTTATTCTACCTTCTGAAGAAGACAGACCCGCTTGACCCCCACCATCAAACAATTTTTCGTCTTGGTCGTTTTCGTATAGAATATTTGCAGAGTAAGTGAATTTAGTTAATTCCTCTTGGGTTGACAGAGATGATGTCGTGCCAGAATTTCCATAAAATGGATTATTCGACCAAGATGCAGGTTGTTGGGTTTTTGTATATACATAAATATCTCTTGCGAACGTATCCCGAACGTCCTGTAAGGAAGACTGGATCTCAGCCTTTTCAGTGTCATTTAGTATAGAAGCCATAATTAATCTCGGATATTAGCCGCGCTCGTAGAATCAAAAGCGTCGTGACTTCTGATAGAATCAGACCCATGAACTTGTCTCGGTCCAGATCTGTATCGGTTGTATTGGAAAACAATCTGCCCAAGCTTTTCTCTTGAGTCGCTCGAAAAATCCCTAAAGGTTTTTGCTACAGAATTTTTATTCTGCCTTTGAATAGTCGTATCACCTTCTTTCAGTGTGATCCAATCTGCTGATGTCCCATAAGTCGCAGACCGCAAAGAATCTCTTGCGGCTTTTTCATAATAGTGAACCTCATAAAGAGTTTTGAATATCTCTAACTCTTGAGACGTTAACCCGTGACTGGCGGAGTCGCCAGACCCTAAAACAATAGCACCTGTATCATTTGCGGAGAACTCTTCGTTTGTAAGTAGGTTTAATTCGCCCAAATTGGCATCTAACCAGCCTGAAACGTATGAGGTGGGATAAGTATCAGTATCGTCAGGGAAGTCGTATGTGACGATTTGTGTGGCTAGATTTCCGAAGTCGTTCATGTGTTATTCAAATGTCTTTGAATAATCTTACACTTTCTTTGTAATTTGGATCGTTTTTATCTAGCTCGATTGGTCTAGCGGGAGTCCCTACTGTAACATCATGTTTTTGTGCGTAAAAATCAAAAGACTTGATTAACGCGCCCTTTAATTGGTTTCTTCCACCAGATGGTTGAATCCCAACGCGAGAAGCTAGAGTTGTCATTTCAGCAACAGACATACCAGAAAGGTTCTCTTTGAAGATGTCTCTGTTTAGAGTCCTGTATGGATTAGCGTCTTTAATACCAAGCAAGTCTTCAAGCTCTTTTGCTTTTTCGATTTGAGCCTGTTTAGAATTTCTATCTTTACCATCAACCTCGTCAAATTTACTCATGTCAATCTGATTGCCATCAGTAATCTCTTTTTTAACATCAAGTTCTTCTAGATCTTCGGCGGAAGCAGAAAGAAGATCCTTTCCTTCAGGCAATCCGTTGATTTGAAGTTCTGTGTTGTTACCTTTCGGTTTTTCTTCGTGTTCTATTTTACCGTGAATGAAGTCTAAATCTTTTTTGTCCATAACATATGATATAGATTTAAATAAAAAAAATCAAAAAAAAAGAGCCGCTCCGCTGGGAGCGACTCTTCTGAGGGGTTCAGTGTGGATTAGACAGAGATACCGACAAGGGCGCGGTCGTCAATACAGACGCGACCCTCTTCGACTTTACCGTAGTATCCGATCTTGTTCTGGCGAACGCTGAACTGATCGTCAACAACAACGCTAACTTCTGATCCTGTTCCTTCTTCAGAAACAGCAGGGCGAAGTAGAACGTCGCGGCTTCGGTCGATACCGATAACGATTTCGTCAGCAGACTGCGAGAATGTTCCAGTGTCACCTCCGCCTACAACAGTAGCTCCTTCAGCAGTAACAACTGCGTCAAAGATCTTGTTGAAGCGTTGATCGATGCCCATTTCCAGAACTTCGATAAGGTTCATGCCGTAGAAGCTTGGAAGACCACCAGCACCGTATAGAGAATCACGCAGACTCTCTGGAGCAGGAAGACCATCTTCGGTATTGGCAGGAGCGCCCCCGTCAGCGGCGACGGTGTTGATTGGGTTGTAAGACATTGCGCGAACCTCTTGGATGATTTCAGGAGAAACCAAAAGGTCAGTAATGCCAACCTTGCTACCACCAGTAGGAGTGCCACCAGAGAAAGAACTGTTGATGCGCTTTGCCTTCGTCATAAGACGGTTAAGGTCATGAAGCACGAAACGGCTTTCTTGGGTAGAACCGATGATATGATCACCAGCAGAACCACTTGTGGTATCACCCTTTACAAGCGCGGCGGCAAGCACGTTAAATGCGGTGCGCTCCTGCTTGAGCATAACTTCTTGAGCCATGCGGGTGAAGGTTTTAGAAACAACGTCCAAGCGAGCTTTCCGAGCATACTTCCTGTCAAACGCAAGGGCGCTATCAAGAGTGTAGGTCTGGAACTTAAGCTCGTTATGAGCAGGGAACACTTGGTTATATGGAAGACCACCAGCTACCTGTTGAGAGTAGACTTGGATGTAATCTTCGTCAGTGATGTCGTAATAAAGATCAAGAGGGATAGATGGATTGTCATCTTCTCCAAACGTAAGTGTAGAGAAAAGGCTTCCAACTGTCACAGCGTTGTTGATAACTTCGCTAACCACAGGGGAAAGGAGTTGAGCAACGGCGGCTTGTGCCTCATAAGCTTCCTCACGATTATTGGAACCCATTGCGCGAACAAGAGCCAATTGATCTTCAGTTCTTTGAATATTAATTTTCATTTTTGTAGAGGATGTGGATTAGAGTTCAAGTTTAAGTATTGCGTATGCACCTTCAAAAGCGTCAGTCGAAGATTGTCCGACACGGTCGCCAGTTGCGATGAATTTTCCAACAGCGGCGTCCTTCTCAGCTTGATCAGCGGAAGCGAAAGCAACTCCAGTAAGAGTTCCGTTTGCGGCTGGGACAGCAAGAGAGTTAACAGCAGGAGCAACTCCACCAGCAAGCGCGTTCACATTAACAGTGAAAATGCCTTTGGTAGCGATTGGAACAGCTTGACCAGAAATAACGCACTGAAGCTCTTCGCGCTTCACTGAATCGTAGATCAAGTTTTGTCCGTTTTCGTCATTAGCTCTTACATCGCGTAGCATGATTCCTAGAGGACGCACAGCGGCTCCAGTTCCAGCAACTTTGCTTACTTTGTAATTAACTTCTGGATAAGGAGAGTATCCATTTCCCATAACATTGTTATAAGAATCAGAGTCGCCCCTTGTGGTCATAGATACAGGTTCGTCGGTGAGATTAGCAGAGCTAACCTGAACAACAGAACCAGCTTCACCCGTTACTGCGTCAAGAGAATAGAAGTTGATAACATCATTCTCATCGTAGCTACGGTATGGTAATAGTCGTGTAATTTCGTTTGCCATAATAGTTATAGTTAGTAGATTGTTTAATTAGGAGATTTTGTATGCGAAACCAGCCTTAGCTTTTTCATAAAGAGTCTCTTCCTGAGTTCCTTCAGCGTTTCCGTTAGGGATCGAAGATTCAGCTTCGATCTCTTCGGTTTCGATTTCAGTTTCAGTTTCTTCTTCAGTTGAAGCTTTAACTTCGGTCTCGTCAGTTTTTGCGTCGTTCTTTTCGAGTTTTTCAGCAATAGCTTGCTCGATAAGTGCGTCTTGATCTTTTTTGGCTTGAGCCATAGTCTCTTTATCCTTGTGGGCGAAGATGACTTCGATCTCATTTTTCAAAACTTCAAATGCTTCGTCTTCTTTGACTGCCTTGAGTTTAGAAGCGATGATCTTACTCTCTTCTTCAGAAAGGTCGTATTTGTCATCGAAATGATTCATGCGGTCGTTAAATAGCTCGGCAGAAGCTTTCGCTTCAATTTCAGTTTTCAACTTATCAAGTTCGTTGGAAACCTCAAGGTGCTGGTCCTGTAGGGACTTAAGTTCCTTTTCGGTGTTTTCACGAGCTTCTGACTCTAGGTCAACTTTAGACTTCCAGCTTTCGCCGTGTTTTTCAAGGGTTTCCTGCATCAAAATGCCAATTGATTTAGCTTGATCGTCGCCCTTGACAACGGAAGCAATTGCTTCGGTAGTCTGTTTTACGAATTCTTGGAATTGTTTTTCGTCCATATTTAAAATATTTGATTTGTTTGTTGTTACATCTTTTTTCTCTAATTGGGAATTTTTTTGTTTATTGGCGACCGCTTTTTCATCCTTTGATTCTTCTTTGTTTGGGTCAACTGGATAGATTCCTTTCACTCTTGCGGCTGGCTTCATGGTTAGACCTGCGCCCAATGGGATAACATCACCACAAAAAACTCGTGCTACACTATCTCCATTTTTATCTTTTCCAGATCCCCCAAATCTTTTTAGGTATGCTCGATACTCTTCGTAGTCATCCTGTTCAACAAATTCGCATTCGCAAACCTTTTTACTATTGCCCTTGATAATCTTAAATTGACGAGAAGCTAACTCCCAACTTGTTGAAATGTTTTGGTAATCTTCACTGTCTTCGCTGGCAGACTCTATGATGGATTCTGCTAGATCAGGGAAAATCTTTCTGTAAATAAAGCCAAAAGCATTCAGGTAAAACGGTTCTGTTTTGTCGGCGTATGATTCAATGTCGTTATCGCCAAAATCAAACTCTTTTTCAGAAAGCGACGCATTGATCATGTGACCAACAATTTTGTGCTTTTTATGTTCTATGTTGATTGGTTTGTTAGCGAAATTCTTTACACATTTGATTGCCGCCATTGTATTCATGGCATCGTCATTCTGATTAACCTCGTTAACTACAGCCAAGTTAAAAACGACTGGCATCAAATCAATGTTCATCTTGGCGTTAAAGCCCTCTGGCAACATTGACTTGACGGAAGCTTCTGAAACTTCTACATCATCAAAACTCTGAACATCTAATACTTTAAACTTTGGAGCTATTTGAAAACTAAACTCTTTCTTCTTTTCTGCCATAACATTCCTTACACAGAAATTTTAGTAGAATGATATAAAATTGCAGAGCATAAATCATTTAAGTTATGTTCTGCTCCAAAATTTAAGACTTCAGGTTTTGCGTCGAGTGATTGAATCTCTTCTAAATTGTCAACCACCTTAGCAAGCGTGGTTTCCCATTCGTCCATTTCCTTAGAAGCAAAGATTGATTCGCAAACCCTACTCACAAGATCCTTACGGTTTTCGTCTAATTCATCCATTCCATATTTAAAAGCAAAATCTCTATAAGCTTTTGTTTCAAATTCACTTGCTTTGTTTGTAACTTCAATAAGATTACTCTTGGAAATAGAGGCGTTAGATTGACCCATTGGTCTTCCACCCGAAGGCGATGGATTAGTTACGCTGGCAGGTCTACCCTCTCCAGATGGCGCGGCTGGATTGCCGTTTCCAGAAGGTTTGCTTACGCTGTTGGGACTATCCTCTTCGTTTTCGTAGAAATTAATACTGTTCACCATCGGTGTGTAGTAACCCTTCTCGCGAGATTCTTTAAATTCTTCTTGCGAGGGCTTTAGATCAACAGCTTCAGGGAACTCACCCCTATGAACGACATCCATGCCTTGCTCTGGAGTTAGTATGCCAAGCTCCATCATTCTTGTGGCTAGTTTGGTCAAATCTGAATTGTCTAAAGTATCCGTGTTTACGAATTTTACTTCTGGATAACTTTTTAAACCAAGACCTTTGCAGATCCTCTTGATTTCTGGTTGTAAAAACTCTTTAAGAAATTGATTTCTTGATTCTTGTAGGCGGCTCATGAATATTTTCATTTTCATAGAACCATCAGAATATTTTGTATCTCCGATTAGAACGTTCTGTAGACCTTCTTGAATATCTTTGTTTAGAATTTCGTATTTCTCAGCACCCATTACTTTCTTTAGGTCAGGTATGACAAAATCCGCTTTCGTTGTATAATCGGAAACAAGAACACGACCAACACTTTCGTTTTGGAAGATTTGTTGCATGGCATCGATAGCCTTATGGTTAATTCCGCCCTTGTCTGGCTCTGCACCCATTGTAACCAGCAACACAACATTCTCAATAGAACGAGCAATCGCCTGATCTATTTTCTTTAGCTCCATCTTCTTGTTCATATCATCAAGAACAGAGAACGCGTATGGGACAGCTAAAGGTTCATAGTCTTGCTTCTTAGCAAAGATCGCATGAAGGAACTTTGAATCAAGTTTGATTTCAGCCCTTTCATTAGATAACCCGCCAGCCCCAGACTGAATCATCTTTTGTGTTTCTTCAGGGAGAGATTCGTAGGTTTCCTTTTCGTGTTCTGTTTGGGGATTTTTCAAACGAGCCACTTCAAACGGAGTTAATACTTTGGCGTATTCTTGATGTGAGAAAGATAGAGAATTTTTAGCTACAATATCAGTGGGGTTAAGAACAAGATATCGTATAGGTATTTTGAAGTTTTTGTTAGTTTGCGCCCCATAAGCCTCATACAGTTTCCCTGCATTTGTAGCTTTGAGTTTTCCATCAATACGGTGCGCGAAGAAGTTGCTTGATCTATAATATTCTCTAAAATATTGGCTTTTTAAATCGTCGATATTGATTCTTTGCAACCAAGCTTTGATTAGTTTACGCGATTTTGCGCTTCCACCATCAAGGTAGATGTCTGCATCTGCAAACTCAGAAAGAAGATCGATTGTGCTACGAAACGCCGCAATATTAAAATAAGCTTTTTGAGTCAACCTAATTGCGTCGCCAGCACTAACAGAGTCTTCTGAGTAGGCAAACGGCAATAAACCGTCATCGATATTCTTAAAACGATCTGTCGCCAAGCTTGTGGCTGTTGAGTTTTTTCTAGATTTAGAACGTTGCGCGTTATTTGGGCGAAGGCTTCTTGAAGCTGTAGCTTCGTATAGGTTATCTCCAAGCATTTTTGGCTCAAAGACTTCTGGCTGATTTGCTGACGCAAGTGCCTCCAAGCTCTTATCTTGACCTTGGTTTTTTCTTTTTTCCCAGTAATCGGAACGTTTTGTATATTTTCTCTTTTTCGCCATGTCAATTGTTACACTTTAACTTTTCAAAGTCGAATTTTTTACTTTATGATTCTTG